CTACTTCCCAATAATGGATACCTCTATTACCCCATTCTTGAAATAGGATATTAAGAGATCTTCTAGCAGATTTAAGTTGATAACCTGCTACAGAATTTAATCCGATACGTTCGAAAGCATCTTCTATTATCTCTTCGATAGCAAAAGTCTTGTCGAACGTTGTTGTCCCCGAAGTAGTATTAGCCATTTAAACTCCTACGATTCGTAAACTTTAATCCATTCACAAACGATTGTACCCGTATCTCCGTCTGTACAAGCTGGTAAAACAACATTTACATCACCAGTGAATCCACTAGCTTCAGTGTTTTTTAATCCACCAAAAGATGAATAATCATATTCCATTTCACCTGCTAAAGTTTGAAATACGACATCTGTTGTTGCATCCCATTGCATTCTAATTGCATCTGCTGGTGCAGTAACTGAGACATTAAAATGTACTTTGTTTAATCTTACAGTTTTGCAAGTTTTACCGTTGCTTGATGTTAATGCAGAAACATCAACTATTTTAGTTGTGCTTCCAGCACTATCAGAGACCACGTTGTAATGCGTGATTAATTTTTTGTCTCCTTGAAATACAATATTATTTAATACTGTGTCTGCCATGTTTCCTCCTTTTCAAGAGCGCCTGCATCACCAGGCGCTCCGAGTTTA